TTTAAAGGCACTTCTGACTCTACTGCATACAAAGTATTCATTAAGCAAATAGACACCTTGAATCAGCTTAAATTAGATACCATTACTAAACTTGACACAGTTGTCAATATTAGACTTGTCAAAGATTGTCAAGACATAGTTTGGAAATATAGAAAGATATACACACAACTTCCTGCTATCCACGACACAGTGATAATGGTATCTACTGCTGATAAGTACACTATTCAATACTTACAGAACGAAAGGGAAGAAGCTCATAAAAGGTATGATCGTTCAACTAAATTAAACATCTGGCTTTTGATTGCTTTAATAGTTTCAATTTTAATTCACCTATTTAGAAATAAAAAATGACAATAGGAAAAAAAGGAATTGCTTTAATTAAGAAGTGGGAATCTTGCAAACTGGCTGCCTATAAGTGCAGTGCTGGTAGAGATACTATTGGATTTGGTAATACTTTTTATGAGGATGGGAGTAAGGTTAAACCTGGGGATATAATAACCAAACAAAGAGCTGAAGAATTATTTAATAATATTGTCACAAAGTTTGAGAGAATTGTGACAAAAAATGTAAAGGTTATTATTAATCAGAATCAATTTGATGCACTGGTATCTCATACTTGGAATACTGGAGGATCAAATACTTTATTCTCATTGGTAAGTAAAAAAGCAAGTGATAGTGAAATAAGGAATTGGTTTGAAACCAAATATATCACTGCTGGGGGAAAGGTTCTGAAAGGACTTGTGAACAGGAGGAAAGAAGAAGCAAATCTATACTTTACAATATGATTGTTAAAAACAAATCAAAAGAATTAAGAACACAAAGAAGAAGATTATTTTTTGATATTGAAACAAGTCCAAACGTAGGTTTATTTTGGGAAGCTGGATATAAGAAAAATATTGACACTTCTAACATCATAAAGGAAAGAGCCATCATCTGTATTTGTTGGAAGTGGGAAGATGATAAGAATGTTGAATTTGTTCATTGGGATTCTAAGCAATGTGACAAAGCTTTACTTCAAAAGTTTATTAAAGTAGCAAATGAAGCTGATGAACTTGTTGGTCATAATGGGGACAGATTTGACTTAGCTTGGATCAGGACCAGGTGCCTATATCATAAGATTGAAATGTTCCCATCTTACAAGACCATTGACACACTAAAAATCAGTAGGTCAAAGTTCAGATTTAATTCTAATCGTTTGAATTATATTGCTCAGTTCTTAGGGATAGGAAGCAAGATTAAAACTGATTACAATCTTTGGAAGGATATTGTTCTTCATAAGTGTAAAAAATCTATGGACAAGATGGTGAAATATTGCCAAATGGATGTAATATTGCTTGAGAAGGTTTATAAAAAGTTATCAGGTCACATTGAATCAAAGACGCATTATGGAGTAAGATTTGGTGGGGATAGGGGAAGTTGTCCTGAATGTGGTTCGGATGAACTAATAAGAGCAGCTACTTCTATAAGTGCTACTGGAACTAAGAAGGTAAGATTCAAGTGTAAGACCTGCAATAAATTTCATACTAAAACAGATAAATAAAAAAATGATTAAAAGAGAAGTTGAAAAGCTTTTGGAATATGTTCCAACATCAGAAAAGATTACATTACTTGAAAGCTTATGTAAGAAGTACAGGAGATTAAATTCTATAAGGATAAATGAAAAGCAAATGGGAAGGAGGGTTGATGAAGAAAGACCTGATTTGCAACTGTTAAAAAATACCAATGGAAACTGAAAACAATTCTACAACCGAACAAATTAAAGAAATTATTACTGAAGTAGTCAAGGAAAACTTGACAACTGAAGCTGAAATGCTTGAGGAAGGAATTGTTGAATTTACTACTGCTGGAGATTACATTAATTCAGCTTATTTTGCTTTGTCTGCTGTTGAAGATATTGATACTGCAATCATATCTAAGGAAGCTGAAAAGAGAATAAAAAGAATTAAAAGAAAATCCATTAAGATAATAGATATTTGCATTACTGAAATGTATGATGAATTATTTGATACCGATGAAGACGATTAGTTTTTTTTACTTGTTCTGATTTGTTTTTTTGATTTTTTGTGAACGGCCAGTGTTTCTACACTGGCTTTTTTTATGTACTTACACTATTGTTTATCAGTAAGTTATGTTATTATAGAAAAATATTTTAAAAATAATTCTAAATAATTTTGTTTTGTAATTCTAAAAGATATATTTTTGAATCCTAAATCAAAACAAATAAAAAAACAAATCAATCCTAAATCAAAACAAATGAAAAAACAAATCAATCCACAACACGAACAACAAGAACAACAAGCTTCTAATCTTGAAGCAGCAGTCACTTGCACAATTATTATTTTAATCTGCATCTTCGGAAATCAAATTTTAGACAAACTATTTTTTTAATCAAATCAAAAACAATCTAAAAACAAATTAAAATGAAACTACCAATTACAACATCACACACATCTTATGTAGAGTTTGACACTCCAACTTATTATCAAAACAAATGGGGAGGAATCTATTATAAGATTTATGACACTGGAATTTTGTGTATCAACAAAGAACAAATTTCTAACTTTTATCTAAATGATGATAAAGGTGTAGCTGACAAATTTACTGTTGATAAAATAAGAGATTTGCTTGAAACAGGCATCCCAATTACTAAAGAAGAATATATTGAGCAATACACTATTACTGCTAACCATTTAAACATTATTGCATCGTGATATTCCTTATCATCGGAGTTATATGGTATGTAAGTATGTGTGCAATCTTAGACATTTTAATATTAATAAATCAAAAAAATCAAAACAATGAAAAAAAGCGAATCAATTAAAAACATTTGCAAAGCTCTTATAACCTTCAAAGTAAAGGTTGGAGCAATTACTAAGGATTCTAAGAATCCCTTCTTTAAATCATCCTATGCATCATTAGGGACTATTATAGAAGCTATTGAAGAACCATTAGCTGAATCAGGACTTGCAGTGATGCAGTTTCCTACTGGTGACCATTGTCTTACTACTATCGTAATGCACGAATCAGGGGAATGGATTCAATCAATTTACAGAATCAGACCTATTAAGGATGATGCACAGGGTATTGGTTCTTGTCTGACCTATCAAAAAAGATATGCATTAGTGAGTGCTTTATGCTTAAATATCTTGGAGAAAGATGATGATGGCAATCAAGCTTCATTTGGTAATGGAACTCCTGACAATCCTGAAAAACCAGCACTTCCTTGGTTAAATAAGAATACTGATGCACTTGCAAAGGTTCAAGCTTATCTTTTAGATAATGGAACACTTGACAATGTAAAGCTTAAGTACAAGCTAAATAAAGAGATGGAAACCTTTTTACTATCATTAATCAAAAAGTAATAAATATGTTACCAGTAATTACCAATGAGTTAAGCAAAACTCAAATCAAAACAATAGCAGATCAGACTGCACAAGACATCATTAACAATGGGAAGGATGTTATACTAATAGCTGATACGATAGCTAAGATAGAATTGTTCATCAAAGAATTAAAAGCTACTCCTGAGTACTTAGATTACCTTATTTTAGAAGTAAGTAAGTATGGCAAGGGAATGACAACCAGTACAGGCACGAAGCTTGAATTAGCTGAAGTGGGGACTAAGTATGATTTTTCAAAATGCAATGATGCCGAAATTATACAAATGGAATATGATCTTATTTTGCTTGAAGAAAGAATAAAAGATAGGAAAGATTTCCTTAAGTCTATTGATAAATCAGGCATACAAACAATAGGAGAAGGAACTGGGGAAGTAATAACTCTATACCCACCATCTAAGACAAGCAAATCATCAGTAAAAACAACAATCATTAAATAACAATTAAATCAAAAAAAATGCAAACATTAAACTACAATCAATTTAAGTTTTTTAAAACTAATAGACCTATTGAAGAAAGCAAAGTAAATAGGTTTATAAAATCTATTAACAAAGTAGGATATATTAAATCAATGCCAATTACAGTTACTGCTGATTATGAAATTATAGATGGGCAGCATAGGTTTAAAGCTTGTGAAGAATTAAGGATTCCTGTTATTTATTCAATAGATGATTCTGGAATAAGTCCTGAAATATTAATGATTGAACTAAATAAAAATAATGATGAATGGAGATTAAATCATTATATATATCATTATGCAGAGAAAGGGATTCATTATTTTATTGAATTAAAAAACTTTATGGAAAAATACAAATTGAATTCAAGTATTTCAATAGCTATTTGTAATAATGAAGTTGGAGTATATTCAAATAGTTTATCAAAAAAAATAAGAGAAGGGGCAAGTATAAAATTATATGATAAAAGAGAAGAGTTTTATTATTATGTGAAATCAATGGAATCTTTATCATTTCGTTATAATACTACATTTGTTAGAGCATTAATAGGTTTTTATAGAAAATCAAATAATGCTGATAAGAAAAAACTTCTTCAAAAATATTTGCTTATAAGTAAGCAGGGTGAGTTGTCTGAATATAAAAGA